CTGAGTATCCTGGCACAAACTTACTTGCCGCCATGTTACCAATACCTGGATTTGAAAAACCACCTAATGAAATACCACCATTATTAAAGATGGTCATAGCATCTGTAGTGCTACTATTTGTTACAAAATGAATACTATAAGCACCGTAAGTACCTAGTGTTAGATCAGTAGAAGCAGATGCTACATAAGACGCTCCCGCAATATTAAATGATCCCGTTCCTGTAAAGGTAGATGAGTTAATACCTAGTTCAGCATAATTAGACCCTGCGGTACCGGCGTCATTAGACACGTTAAAGTTAGTAGATGCATTTGTAGCAGTGCTTTTATTTTGAAGAACAACTTGGTTATAGCCTGCAACAGTAGAAGCAAAAGACGCAATAATGCCTGAGTCAGAATATCCAAGCGTTTCTCCAATGGTTGCAACGTCATTAGCATCATAATTAATAGATTTTTCAGCGGGGTATGTACAGAATACAAAAGCCGTATTTCCAGCCAAACTAATAGGAGATGTAGTGCCAGATGAATTAGATAAAACAGTCGTACGAGCTAAAGTGCCTGCACCTACAGTACCAATACCCACTTCCCACACATATGCCGTATTGTCATATATGGTATAGAAAGTAGTATTGCCGTTACCAATTGCAGTAGAGAATGTTTGAAATCCTGCTACTGCTCCTGATAACGTAAGTGTACCTGTACCACTCGTCGTGGTTGTTTCTTGTACACGGTCTTTTAAGACAAGAGCCATTGAAGGCTCCTTAGCTTGTTGCTGTCGTTGAGTATGTAACCGCTACTGTATCGCCAGCTGTTGTAATTTTAGCTACTGCAAATGCGCCTGCTGAATATAGTACGCCGCCAGTATTACTTTGAGTAGATGATGCACCTGAACCTGTAACTAAGAAACAACCACTCACTGTACCACCACCGCCTGTAATTGTGTATGTAATTGATGATGCTGCGCAAGTAGTTACGTTAGTTGGTGTAGAACCAGTAGAAGTTGATGCACTAAATACTGCTGTACCTCGCACGGGGGAACCGCCCACTGTATAGTTAGTGAACTCTGTCCAACCAGCATGTGATGTCATAGTATCAGTACCTGTACCAAATGTTGGAGCAGCGCCACCAATTAAACCTAAGAATGGTCCTACTGTAGTATAAGTACCAGATGTACGAAGTAGCGTATCAAGTAATAACTCTTTACCACCTTCATTAACTAAATTAGGAAATGCCTCTTCCCATTTTAAATTACCGTCTTTATCACGGCATGTAACTTTGTAGTGGCCTTCTATGCCCACTGTTTCATTGGCTTGTGTACCAGTATTTAAAGTAATGGTAGCTTGATCACCAAATCCGCCTTGTTCTTTTTGTAACATAATTGACTCCTTAATTAATTCTTAATACAGCAGTTGTTGAAGTTGCTGTAGGGAACGTTATTGTAAATGTATTTGATGCTGTTTTTTCTCCACCAAAATTTAATACCGCGACTGATGCATTTGTAGTGCTATTATATATCAAAGCGCCAGCTGCCGTAAAGTTTGCAGGACTCCACGTTACATTATTAAACGTAACATAAGCCGTGTTATTACTAGTATCGCTTCCTACTGTAGGAACTAAAACTTCTCCCCCTGCTGTGTAGCCCGAACCTGTAATTTCGTTATTTGTTGTATACGCGGTTGTTTCGCTATTAATTTCAGCTTGTGCATTATACAAAGCAATTTTATATACATACGGTGACCCAGTAAAAAAGTTCTCTAAACCTTTTAATAGATTTAGTTTAAACGTGGTTGTCTGTGCTTGTCCTAAAATCATTGAACTGGGTACCTTACTTGGCCTGATCTATATGCATCTTGTCTATCTTTACCGTCACCAAGTTGTTTCAATAATGCCATAGCTTCGTCATAACGTTTTTGGTATTGGGCAATAACATCTGCTTCGCCCTTCATGTAAGTGTAAGCTTCTAATAAAGCACCATATAATAATACAGAACTAAAATTATCCCCTAACCAAGTAGTATTTGCAGTAACAATAGACTCAGGATAATAAAAATAGTGTAACTCAACAGCATAGTTTGCATCGGGCGTAGGACCTAATATAAACGCTGAATTATCAAATACAGCATAGTATTCCGGCTCCCCATAAAAATCTGAGTCAGTATCTGGAAATGATTGTCTAATAAAATTTACATCTTTGTTTAAAAGATATTTGTACTCATTGTCAGCATTAATTACAGCTAAGCTAAACGTAGATAACCATCCAGCAGGTATAGCTAAATACTTATTACCAGATGTTGTAGTTCCTGTCACATTCTTACGAAGCGCAGGTAGTTGCACCATATTGTAAATACGTTGTTCAGCTTGTTGGATAAAAGTATTAATATCAACTGTTGCAAATTGATTTTCTGTATAGCTTTGTATCTCTGTAACTAACTGTGAGTAGTTCATTTATTACGCCATCGGGCCTCGAGCTTTAGTACCTTTTGTAGCTGCACCACAACCACGGATTGTAATACCGTCAGTCTTAGCTGCACGAGTAGGATCACCCATGCTCACGCGAGGTGTACCTGTGCCTTTACCAATTTGTTGTGCTTTTAGTTTGTTTGGATCTTCACTAAAATGAATGTCCGCATTTGGTACATTAACTGGTTGTTTATATTCTGCCATGATTATTATCCTTTTTTCTGTGCTGCAATTTTAGCTAAGCCACGACCCATAGTTTTCATGTCGATGTTCTTTTTACCACCCTTAGAACCTGCATGTTTAGGACCTTTCTCAATACCTACATGAGCGCCATCATTACCTAAATTTTTACCTTTAGTCTTACCTTGTTTGGTAATACCGTCAGCTCCTGATTTATATGCCATTTTACTTCTCCTATGTTGTTGTTACTATTACTGAACTTACGTTACCTATACCTACTAAATCATTAGGTGTTAGCCCCGCATCATTTGCTCTTGACCCACCTACAGGTGCCCATCCCCATTGTATAATTCTACTACCTCCAAGCGGTACACCTGTTGAATCAATACCTGGACCTGTTTGTTCTGTTATTTGTAACCCATTTAAACCTGACTGAAAATAACTTGGGCTATCAGGTCTTGGATTTCTAACTGCCTGCGGATCATTTACTGGGTACAAACCTAAACTCAACTGCGGCTGATCCGGTTCCCAACATTCTGGGCATACCAGTATATTAACATTTTTTGTCTTAATTATTAAGCGTTTAAGCTGTTTTAATTTAAACCTAAAATTGCATCGGTCACATTGGGCAATCGCATACTTGCCACTTGAATACTTATTAGGCATGTTTCACCCTTTAGAAATAGTAGAATGAGCTACGTGGTACAAACCTCACTGATGCTTTTTCTCTATCCTCGTCAGCTGCGTTCTGATACGCTTGCTCATAATCTTGTTTTAACATCTGTATGCGACCTGGGTCTACATTAGGTAACTTCATCGATAAGTATGAAGCTAACCCAGCTACCATAGCAGGAATAAATCTAAACGGTATATCTTCATTAGTAGTACCATTACTTCCTGCGTCTTGAATACGTCTTAATCTGTAATACACAAATGTGTAGAAGTTGCCTTGGTCTGGTGCAGGCCATACATTAATAGTTGGTAAGTTTTGCACGTATATTTTATCAGAAATCGCATGAGGTTCTAGCGGGGTATTGTTGACCGCACGAATTACACCTGTAAGTTGATTACCATCTATACCGCCGTATTGAATCGTTTCGTTACCAATTTTAATAAAGCCGAACTGTGCTAAGCCTACAGTTGAAGTTAAAGTAATAGTAGTTGTCGTTGTAACTGCGCTTAAGTTTTCATTGAGTTCTAATATAGTAGGATTCTCTTGACCACTTTGTCTATTAATCCAAACTTGGATAGGACGACCTGTAGCATTTTTATTAGGAATCGTAATGTAGGTAGATTCAGAAATGCGGTTAATGTTAATATCTTGTTGGTTTTGTCCTGAGCCTGTTCTTGTTACCATGTCTAGTAAATCAATTGTATCAGTTGGCAACGGATACATAATCTGCCCTTGGTTCATCTGAATTTGACCTGGTTCTACAGTCCATAAGTTTAAACCACGATTAGCCCAGTCAATAGTCAGTAAATTGATTGAACGACGTGCAGTACGGAAGTCATAGCCAGTACGTAGTTCTTGACCGCATCTTTCAAAGGCTTCTTCGATTAACTCATTAACATTTAAGTTAAAAGCTACGGTACCTGAGGTTCTATCTACCATTATTTTTTCCTTGCTGTTTTAGCCGCTTGTTTAAATTGTTTTGCTGTAGGTGCGCCTTTTGTACCAGGCTTTCTCATTTTTTCACCAGAGCCTGCAGCTATTCTTTTCTTTTTAGCATGTATGTTTGCGTATAAACCTGGTTTCATTATTTGCCCATCCTCTTAGTATCCATTTTTTGTTTAGCGAGTTTGTCTATTGATTTAACTGCGCCACCTTTTTTAAATTGAGTAAAGTCTGTGTTATCACGACGTTTTTTAACTTTGCCAGCAGGCATTTTATCAGGCATAGCACCTGGTATTTTACTTTCTTTTATTGCTCCCATACCACGTGAAGGTCTCATTTTTTTCTCCTTAATTTTGCAATACCACCGCGTGCCATTGGTCTATACGGCGCTGCAATGATGCCTGGAAAAGGCGAAGTCATTTCAGGTGCAGACGTTACTGGCGGTGTATTAATACTTGAATTAAATGAAGGTGTATATGGCGCTGTAATAATGCCTGGAAAAGACG